TGGTGCTACTGCGCCCATATCCCCCAGTAAGCCGCCTGTGATGGCTTGTAGCTGCTGTTGTTGTGTAGCTTGTGAAGGAGCTAATGTAGTAGCAAACCCACCTTCAGGTGTAGTAGTGACACCACCAAACCCTGTGGATACTGTAAATGGCTTAAAAGCACTAGCTGCTTGAGCTTCTTGGCCTATTCTAGCCTGCTCTGCTGCTGACTCTTGTGCAATGTCAGTGATCTTGTTAAGCTCATCAATCTTTAGACCAGCACCAATCAACTGACCACCTTGACCACCTAAGAATCCGCTTAAAGCAGTGCCAAGGTTGCCTAGGTTATTAAAGAATCCCCCAGTGCTACCCATGTGGCCTGATAGCTGATTTAGGTCAGACACTCCGTAAAGTGATTTTAATTGATCCTCAGTTAAAGCGCCTGAAGCGGTAGGTGTATTAACACCTCCACTAACAGGCTGATTCATGTATGCGCCATATCCACTCATTTATATTCTCTCTATGTCAATACTGTTGTTATCACGGAGGCTGCACCTGTTACCACAACAGTAACAACAAGCCAAGCCAGACGCTCCCACTTCATTGCATGAGCAGCAGCTAGTTCTTTAAGCTGCCGAAGTTCAGCAGTTGCTTCACCCCAGCGTTCACCACATTCTTTCTCATGTTGAGCTATCTTCTCTAGTGCTTCTAAAGCTAAGTCAAGTGTTTGCGTCTGATCCTGCTTCATTAGTCTTTAGCCTTACCTACGTTTAGTGCAATAATGTTTAAGACGTTGTATACCTTAACTGCCCAAGGCTTGTCCTGTGGTGCTGATGTTACAGCAGTTACAAGAGATGCTATAGCCACAGCAGCAGTTACTACATTAAAGATGTCAATTATGTATTCCATTGTTAAGATCCTATTTATTACCAATTTATTTGAGGAAGGTCATCTATACTTGGGAAATCTTCAGTAGCTGGGTAGTCACGAAGAAGTTGGCGGTATGCCAATATTTCAGTTCTTTTTCCGTGATCCGTAATTTTTACAAGTTCATCTGTTTCTTCTAAGCGAAGACGTATTTGTTCTCTGCACATTACTTCAAAATTCATAATCAAGACACCCTATAATAAGTTGTTGAAACTGCACCTAGTGATCCTGAAGGATTACCAACTACATCTACTGTAGCAATTTTTGTCGTTGTGGATGAGGTAGTCTGCATACCAACCAAATGACCGTTATGTACTTCAGAGTCTTCCCAGCCTGCTGTCACAGAAGCAACTTTAGCTGTACCGTCAAGTGCGTATAACGAGCAATTAGTATCATCAGTGACGTAAAACACACTGTTTGTTGAATCAACAGCAAGTGATACAAGTGTTGAGGAAGTATGTGGTGTGTCAGAAAGGGTTACAAAACTAACGTAGCTGGAACCAGTTGCGTTGTACTTATGGATTTTAGAATTAGACCCATCAAGTACATAGAGGTTAGTGCCATCGTGCGCTATACCTACAGCATTTGTCCCACTGACTTTATTACTAATGTCTATAGTAGAAACAAAAGCATTACTCGTAGTTGAGTAGGTATGTATGTTCGTACCATTCAAGTTGTACAAAACATTGTTGTGATGTGCAAACCTATACGGTGCTGCCTGTGAAGACATATCAATAGCCGTACCAAGTACATTAGTAGTTGGATGAAGTGCAAAAGCCTTGTTTTCAGTACTGTGCCCAACGTAAACAGTATTTGCGTCCTTAAAGGCATAGCCTCTATATCCAGTAGCGTTAAACGCAAGAGCCGTATAAATCCTATTATTAGTTACATTGGCAATGTCGGCTGCAAACGTAGCAGTAACATTGTTCCGCATTATCTTTAGGCCTTGGCTCCCGTGTAGAAAGGGCGCTCTATATGTGCTGGTGCTGGTAGAAGAAATGTTACCTGTGTCATAAGCAGAAACAGTGGAATAATAACTAGCGGCACCGGCTGGATTTGGGAAGTTACTAGTGCCATTATAATAATATATTTTTTGTCCTTGCGAAGAAGTTTCATTTTGTATAAAGCCCACAAGGGCGGGATTACTGGTATGCGGTATAATCTCTGGATGCCAAGACCACAGATGGTCAAAATCATTAATAATACTATTACGCTGATAAGTTAAACTGCCTGACGTTGAAGACAAGCTAGGTACTGGATACCGTGTAAACTGTATAGGATAACCATTTCCACTGGGCTGTATAACTATAAGCTGAGTAGAAGATACAAAAGCTGCTTTAATGTATTGTGGATTTGCACTCCAATCATACCCACTAATCGCAGTTAAGTTATACGTACCATAATGCGTTTGTAAATCATTAGACAGATATGCAATTGCTGGAACACCAAGAGTACCCCCGTCTCCAGAAATAAAAGCTCTTAGGTTGATAGCAGGCAGATTAGAAGCTTGCGCTCTTGATGTAGTCCCGTACCCAACGCATGAGATGTCAGTAGAAGAAGCAGTAGTAGGAAAAACAGTACCGTCTCTTAGATTTCTAGCCCCTACAAAAGCAGTTCCATAACTAGTGAATTTATTAACATAGCCATTGCTTGTAACTACAAATAATTCTCCGGTACTAGTGTCAGCCATAGCACCGCCAACATTGGGCGAAGCAGTGGAGTCACCTTGCCACGGAGATATTGAAGTGTCATAATCAGATTGCGCCGCTAAAGTTCCACTGTTAATAAAACTTTTTACTGGAGCATCAGGGTATGTAGAAGAAGACGCTGTAAGTCCTGTCCTAAGAAAAACCTCACTTCCTTTAGTTACAGTATTTGCCGTATCAAGTAAGTCTAATTGTCCACCAATAGGAACAGATACACCACCGCCACCACCGCCTAATTTAATAGCCATTTAAAGCTCCTTCCATCCAATAGTTGAATCAACATAAACCAGAGACGCTCCAGCATCTGCTGTAAGCTCTCCATCGTCTGCCGTTGAATTTATGTTTGAGCCGTTACGAGCTACAGTGACTGTGCCGGTTCCAGCGTTCTTAATAAATACTACATCACCAGCACTAGGACTAGCGGGTAGTGTGATTGTTACTGCACTGCTTGAGTTAACAATAAGCTGATCACGCGCAACGGCTGTATAGTTTCCTGTTTTAATAGAAAAATTATTATAAGCACCCCCAGCGCCTACTGCAAGCTTTGCAGATGTTATGGCACCGTCAGCTATCATTCCAGTTGCTACAGTGCCGCTATCTCCACTGCCAATAAGTGTTCCTGTAGCAACGGGGAGTGTTAGCACTGCGCTACTTGAGGCTGAGTGTGCCTGTGCTTGAAGTGTTTGTGCATGTGCGTTAGATGTTTCACAGTAAAATTTTATCTTAGATACGGCACCTGTCCCAGTTCTGATGTCTATATTACCATCTGTAATAGACACACCGCCTGATGTGCCATTGCCGTCTATAATAACTTTACCACTACCGTTAGGCAATAAGTTTATATTACCGTTAGATACTGATACAATATCATTACCGTTTACATCTAAGTCACTCCCAAGTTGAGGTGAAGTATCTTCTACAACATTTGATATAGCACTTGATGTTGCAAGTCCTGCTACAACTGTACTTCTAGTAATTTTCTTTAGACCACCACCTGATGTATCTACTGCTAAAAATACATCATCACTAGCTACTGTACTTATTTCTGATAAAGAACCTACAGCTACTGAATTAAAGTTTGAACCGTCTGCTATAAGTAAATTACCAGAGGTATTTGTACCCATAGTAATGTCATCACCAGATACTGTAAGGTCGCCAGTTACTACTAGCTCCCCTGCAATAGTTATGTTGTTGGCAAGTTTATCTCCTGTTACTGCATCGTCAGCAATTTTAACCGTAGTGACGGCGCTATCAGCAAGTTTAGCCGTAGTAATTGATCCATCAGTAATAACTCCACTGTCTGCTTTAGTTGCTATTGCGGTTGCAATGTTATTGAACTCTGTGTCAATTTCTGTACCTTTAACAATCTTAGCAGCATTGCCTGAAGGCAGGCTATCCTTAGTTGCAAAGTTTGTTGTCTTTGTATAGTTACTCATTAAATTAATCTACCTAAAAGTGCTTCAGTGTTTAACTCTTGTATTGACAAAGAGCCTCCATCAATTGTTGCTTCAATACCTATTGTAGCTACTTTACCTGAGCCTGTAGCTTTTATACTAGCAATATCAATTACATTAGACACGCCGTATTGAGAAGTAGCTACATTGTATTCAGAAATGCCGTACTCAGCCTGATTACTTTTGGCTATAGTAAATGACTGTGTGCTATAGTCTTCTTTGTAGTCATAAGCCCAGTTGCCAATTACTTGACTCTCTGAACCACCTATGACCGTAAAAGATATTTCCTTTAGCATTTTAATCTTTGAAGGATCTCCAAAAGACATAGGGTTTGTAAAATACTTTATTGTGTATGTAGCGGTATCATCAAGAAAGCCATCGTATTGATTGATGCCTTTAGAACTACCCAAGTAAAGTAAGCCATCAGCAGTTCTAGTACCACAAAGTAAAGATACGTCTTTCCATGTAGTGGCTCTATAGCTACCGTCCTCTAGTGTACCTCTCATGTCAAACACATAGACTTCTGATGACGTAGGTAACAACAGTAAGTAAAAAGATTCTTCAGGACTATAGACAGACTTAATAATGCCTGTCTCTGAAGTCACTGATGCCATCAAGGTGTCTCTAACATTCTTGGACACATTGCCAATAGGGTTAGACTTCTCTTGTATAACTCTGCCTAAGCTACGCAAACCAGAGTCAGACAGGAAGATCAAGTCTGTACCTATTGCCTGTACACTGTCCCTAGCGATACAGCCAATACCAGTAATAACATCGGATAACGTCATGCTGGCAGGAGAAGATGCACCAGAGTATATTAAGATACTACGCTTACCAAAAATAACTAAGAAGTTGTTGAACTCTTGTAGAGCTACAATCTCATCGTATCCTGTAGGCCATACAGTAGTTATATCCAGTGAGCCTGCTGATCCACCATGCCAATCATCACCGTCCAGTAAGTCAGACCAGTAGACTGTGTAGGAATTGTTTGCTACATCTGCTGCCCAAAGTCTACCAAAGGAAGCTAACACTTCATTGGCTGCTGGTGCAGCGTGTCCACCTTGAGTTACTGCTGTAAGAGTAGTGCTGCCTGCAACGCTCATAAGTGCTGCATGTCCACTCTGGAAGAAGTAAACGTCATTGTTAAAGCTGACAATCTTCCAGTTGTTTGCTGTGATAGAGTAACCACCGGGAAGCGTTACTTCAGACAGCGTAGATGTCCCTGTAAATATCTTGTTGTTACCAGCAGAGAATACAGTTTTAGTTCCGTTTCTAGCACAGAACTCAAACACTGCCTCAATGCCACTACTAGACCCTAGAGGTGTAGCAGAGCTAGTAATCTTCTTTATGCCTTTACGTGCTGCAATACGACCAAACTTGTCAATAACAGCATTCTCAGCTACAGAGGCAAAGGCTGGGTCTTGAGTTACAGGAGAGTCTTGTGTGTTAAGTCCCTTGAACCCCGGAGCAGCAATATAAATGTTCTGTCTTTGTTGAGCCATTAGGGTACCGTATAGATAAATTCTTCAGGATTCTTGTAGGCATCTAAAGCAATAGCATCAGATAAGTGTCTGTCTGCAATCAGGAAGTAATCCTGTGCTGTAGTGCCGCCGGTTTCACCACGCTCTCTAGCTAACAAAGCTACAGCGTTGTGTACAATAGCGTTCTTAGGTAGAACTGTAGTGTCTGTATCACCAGACAATTCAGCTTCCCTAGCAATTAAGTCAAAACGAAGACTAAATACGCCTGATGGCTTAGGGTAAACTTTTACTTTAGTATCCCCATTAGTATTAATACCATTAAACGTATATGAGTCAGGACTGCCAGTTACTTCACCAGAAATGTAATAAGCGTTATTAAACCAATTAGGTGACTCATAACGCATAAAAAAATTAGAAGTGTCATTAATAGCACTATATATTCTAACACGTTCTCCAGCGTTTGTCAAGCTATATTCTGTAGTATCTGCTACAGTAGGGACAATAATAGTTGTTCGTAACGTAGACCACTCATGTGAATCTCCCACTATTTGCT